GAACGCATTCCAGGTGCCGTGGCAAAATTTGCTGCCGCGAACAAGATCAGCCTTCAGGAGTTAGCAGAACAATTTAAGAAGGGAGAGGTGACAATTGCAAAATTCGTCAGATTTGCCGAGCAGCAGGGTGAAGATTATGCAGAGGTTGCTGAAGCCTTAGCTAGTGGTCCTGAAAAGGCAGGAGTTAGGCTTCAGATTGCGCTTGATGAGGCGAGTGAAGCCTATGGCGGATTCTTCTTGAAAACAGGTGCAGGCTTCCAAGATTACTTAACAAATCTTGTGAATTTTGTTATTGACAACCAAGAACAGTTCAAAATTTTACTAGCAAAAATAATTATTTTTGCGGAAGATGTTTACGACACGTTTGCTGGCCTAGGCAAGGCTATTTGGCAAATTTTTGGAGGGCTCTTTACCGGTATAGGCAAATTAATAATTGAGTTCTCACGGGCGACCTCCGCCATGTTTAGACAGCAAGACCTAGAGGGTCTTGTTAGGGAGAAAGGACTAAAGCCAAACGATATAAGAAGGCAGGCTTTTAACCAAATACAACAGGAATCAGGAGATCTTCTTGCCCCTTACAAGGACAGAGGAGCACTCAATGACCTTTACAACAAGTTGTTAGCAGATGCTGCCGGAGTTGACAGAACTAATGAAGAGAGTCGATTAGCGGAGGTCTTGAAGAGGTTTGGAGGAGAATATGTTGTCCCCGCATTTGGCAAACCCGGTCAAACCGCTCCCCCTGATGCCGCCGACCTAGATGGCGGTGGCGATGGTGACGGCAAGAAAACAGGCAAAACCAAAAGGCCAGCGCGGGCTGATTTCAGAGATCTAGAAGCTGCTTTTGCAAGAGATGCTGCAGAAAAAGTCCAGAAAGCCGAGGCTGCTCTGAGGATCAATATAGCTGAAGCGCGAAAACAAGAAAACAAAGAACTCGTTTTTGCTTTGACACAAGAGCGCGAATTGTTAAAGGTAAATCAAGTCATTGATTCTTTAAGGGATCAAATAAAACAAAGGGCTATTCAGATCGTTGAGGCGCAAGGAAAAGGTCTAGATGTTTCGGCAGGCATCCGTAAACAACTTAGTGACCAGCAAAAGCTAAACAGCGCAATCTTGGACAAGCAGGCGAAAGCTGCTGAATTGTCAACAGACAAGCTACTTCGAGAAAAAGAAATAACAGCTGAATTGGACAAGCAAAGAAAATCTTTTGAAGATCAGTTCTTAGACAGGCAACGAGAGTTGGGCCTGATTTCATCTGGTGATTACAACAAAGTATTGCTTGAGAGAGAGGGCAAGAGGCTGGCGAATCCAGATCTTGGTCTAAGCCCTGAGCAGCAGTCGAGAGGTCTTGACCAGTACCGCCAAACAATAGATCCAACACTTGTTGAGGGCTTGACGCAAAACATTGCCAAGCTGAAGGAAGACTTAGCTGATCTGGTTAATCCAATCAACCAAGTCACAAGTGCAGCAACAGCTATTGGCAGTGCATTCTCTCAGTCGTTCACAAATGCAATTACTGGTGCTACAAGTGCGAAGCAGGCATTGTCTGACTTTTTCAAAAGTGTTGCCAGTTATTTCTTAGATATGGCGGGGCAGATTATCGCGAAAATGGTGACGATAGCAATTTTAAATGCTGCTTTGGGCCTTTTTGGTGGCAGTAGTGGTGGTGGTGGTTTTAACCCCAGCGCACCAAGTATTACAGGTAACTCACTTGGCGACTTTGGCGGTGGAAGCTTTGGTGGCTTTATGGCCAACGGCGGCCCGGTCAGCGCAAACACGCCTTACATCGTGGGCGAAAGGGGGAGGGAGCTTTTTGTTCCAAGGCAGAGCGGTTCAATTACTAACAACGACCAGTTTGAGGCAGCCCGTAAAGCAATGGGCGGCAGTAACAGCAGCTCTAGCGATGCCTTTGCCGAGAATGCTGAAGCCATTGGTACTTCAACCTCTTACACTAAAGAGAAAGTGATGGAGCGTGAACGTATTGCTTCAATCAACAGCAATCCAATCGATGTCCGAGCTGAAACTACTGTTATCAATAACATTGAGTACGTCACCGTTGAACAGTTTTCACAGGGCATGAAATCAACGGCTCGTGATGCACAAGCAAAAGTTTTGAGTGACTTGCGTAACCGTCCAGCCACTCGCGCACAAGTGGGGATCAGATGACGATTGCAATCGGCACATACATAAAGTTACTGAACCACGCTGGCGCTCCAGCCGGTTACGGCTTCCAGAATTTTCATCATGGTGAAACAAGAACCTATAACGGCGAAAGTTATGTATTTGCGGCTTTCGGCTTTTCCGGTGGAACGGTTGACCTACAAGCTGCAAATATCAGTGCCAGCCTTGTGTTTGCCGTTAATCAACTCGACCTAGTAGTTTTCCAGCAAGCGGTACAAGGCCGTTGGTTAATTCAAATCCGTACAGTGTGGCTTGACCCCGATACGTTAGAAGAGGGCAATACTTATGGAGAAGAAGTTTATGCAATCACGGGTCTGGAACATGATACAAGTCGCTTGTCTGTTCGGCTCGGCAGTCCATTAGATGCTGTAAGCCAGAACGCTCCACGCAGGTTGTTGACGCAAGACCTTGTTGGCAGCCTTCCATCTACCGGAAACATAAACCTCCAATAATGCTGACCCCAAACCGCCAGATTGCTTTACTGCCGCAAGATCGACAGATCATGCAGCTCACTGGAATGAGCGAAAAGGATTATCGCTTTTTCATGCGGCAGGCGATCCTGCATTCAAAGTTGCGACCTGGGGAGCCAACAGCGTTTTTAGAGACGATAATCATCAACCTGATTATTGGCATTGCCTTGACTTACCTAGCGACCTTGTTGGCTCCAAAGCCAAAGGCACCAGAAGCGCAAAACCTAGATGTCAATACAGTTCAGGGACAGAACCTAGTCAATGGATCACGCTTCACACCAAAAAGCGGTTTTGATTCTGTTCAGAACGTGGTTGAGCTGGGTTCTGTTGTGCCGCTTGTGTATGCAAATAGGCAGGTAATCAACGGTATCGCTTACGGCGGAGTGCGAGTCAATACAAATTTAATCTGGTCACAGATTTACAGCATTGGGGGTGGCCAACTACTAAGAGCAGTGTTCTTGATAGGTGAAGCTAATATCACAAATTTAGATGCTGAACAGTTTGCTATCGGTAACAACTTAATTAACGGTTATGACTTGAATAGTGACTTTGGGCGAATAACAATTTATTCGAGCCCTGATGGGGGTCGTCTTAAGTCTTCTGATCGTATTGCTGGCCAACTCGCTGCAAATGATACAGGCAACGCTCAAAATGCTGGCGGCGGTGACGTGTTTCAGGTTCGCGGCGTAGGTAACGCATGGACAACTGATTTCTGTTATGTATCCACCCCAAGCAACCAGACGGCATTCGGGCTTTATGGATTTATCGGAAACAACTTTTCATTCAGGGTAAACCCGTCTTTTCGGTCAGCCCGTAAGGCTGAGAGCAACTCGGACGGTGAGCTGAATTGCGCTACTGACGACCAACAACGAGCCGAACGCAACAAGCAAAACTATAAGTTTCCTGGTCGGGTTGGAGCTATCGGAACAGAAGCATTGCAGACATTGGCGGTTGGTAGTGACGTAAACGTGACGATTTACAGCAGCACAGATGTTGAACGCTTATTTACTTACGGCAATGATGGCGAGGCTAGTTGCGGCGATGTAGGTCAAACTGTTGCTTCTCGCCAAAGATCCAATGACGAACAGATTAATTATGGAGACGTTTATCGTATTGGCAGTGCTTTAGCCATTTGCAAACAGCGATCATCTGGAGTCTTTGTATCAGATGCAGACAACGAACCTGTTGGTAGCGGTGTGACAACCACGGCAACATTTGAAGTTATTCGCGCTGGTCAGGCAAATTTATGGGCTGCTGGAACGGTGCAAGCAGCTGGTGGTTACAACGCCACACAGAGCAGCCACATTATGCAAGCGGCGGAAGCAATCTTTTCAACTGAACGCCAAGGCCGTGTTGTTGAAGTCGGAATCCGCAGCAATCTGCAGGTCAGCATTGCAGGGCTGTGCAATTTCAAGGATGCCAGAGGGTACGAGCGAATTGATTTTGATGCTTGCGATAAAGATGACGGCAAAGACATTGACGATGCAAACCTCACTAATTTCAGCAGCGGGCAATACAGCACATATGAGACACGCTATTCATTCTTTCGTGTCAGCTACCGGATTGCAGGATCCAATGACGCCTATACCGAACTAAGCCAGCTATTTGGGGTACGAAGCACAACAGGAGTCGCAGTGTATAACTACTTGCGTTTCGAGTTTGCTGACGTTCGCCGCTGGGAGATTCGCATGACCCCAATCAGCGGATGGGAAGTACGAAACAATATTGCAACAGGTGATCTTGAAGTATTAGATCCGCACCTAGGCAATCTAAGGACTGTAGCGAGCAACGGCGTCAGTGTGTCTTACACAGGTGAGCGGGTGGATCGTAGCCAAGAAACATTTGCCATCCAAAGCTTGTCACCACTGGAGACAGAAATTACGACTGTTGATACAGCAGGAATGACCGTCGGAAAAGGTTATCAAGCTGGCACGTATAATGTAATTCTTGACGCCACAAGCGGCTCTGGTAGAAATGCTCAAGCCACGATTGTGGTGACAGTACCTAACGTTGTAAACCCATCGCCACCTCCACTGCAAATACCAGACCCGGCTGGCGGCAGCATCACGAGTTTTACTCTTACAGACGGCGGGAGTCTATTCCAAGTCGGCGACATATTGCAGATACGTGACCCAAACAGTGTTCCAGGTCTGGTTGCAGCTGTTCCCATTACCCAAGTTTTTGCGATTGCTGCGACTGTTGTAGCAAAAAAAGACCTTGGAACGGGCTTTGATGATGGCGTTTTTTATGCAGATGCCTATGCACGTTTAGCCGAATCATTTATTTATAACGAAATCACTGCTAGTACCAGCCAGCCAGAGCATCAAGTTGTTTACATCAATTCCATTACGGCCAACACCAGCACGCCAAATTATGACAACATGGCGATTGTCGGCATGAACATTCGCAGCAGCAAAGAGATTAGGACGTTGAGCCAATTTAGTGTTTATGTGAATAGCGGAATCAACGCCACGTCAAGCTTTCCCGAAGTACTGCTAGACCTGCTGACAAATAACAGGTACGGAACCGGACAAGTCTTAAGTTCTGCTCAAATTGATCAAGCGAGTTTTACTGCGGCGTCCACGTTCACTTACAACCGCCGATATTTCTTTGATGGAGCGGTTAGCGACAAAATCAATATCCGGTCATGGGGAGCACAGACAGCTGCAAATTATTTGCTCGACCTAGTGATTCGTAACGGCAAGTTTGCGTTGGAACCTGTCGCTAGCTTCGATGCACCTGAAACGATCACGCAGTTGTTTACAAGCGGCAATATTCTTGAAGATTCTTTCTCACTTTCATTTTCCGATGATCAAGATCGCATACCGCCAAAGGTTTCTGTGATTTGGCGTGAAGAGCGCGAAACAAGCGGAACCGTTAGCAAGGGTCTTTTCCCAGTTTCGCGGGAAGTGACAGTAAGGGAAAACAGCACACCTGAAGATGCTCCATTGGAGAAGATTGATTTAAGTGATTACTGCACTAGTCAGCGTCATGCAATTGATCGCGCCAAATGGGAATGCTTGACGCGCCGACTTGTCACTCACAGCATTACTTTTAAAACCACGCCTACAGAAGCAGCATTGGACATTGGGTCGGTTTTCAAGCTAGGCATGGAAACGATCAGCTACAACCAACCACAAAACGGCGCTATTGCTGATGATGGAGCCGTAACGTCATGGCCCGAGATCGCAGACGGCACCTATGACGTGTTGCTTTGGGACGGAAAGGATAATGCAATCAAGGAGGCATCGCTGGCGATTGCTGGTGGGAAATGCGCTCAAAGTTCTGCTGTTTTCTGTTTGAAAAATTCCATCAGCAGCGTCCAAAGCTATAAGACCCAATCCCTTTCATTTGACGAGGACGGTAACATAGATGTTGTAGCAACTTACTACCCAACTGCTGACAGCGGTTACTCTCAAATGGTGGCCGAATTTGACGACAGCAACTTTGTAATTGAGGGGACGTAAGAATGATCAATTTTCCAGCAATAAGGCCAACACGGCGTAGCTTTACACCGGGCAAATATCCAACCAAAAGGTTTGACAGTATCAGCGGTGCAGGTACAACCCGGCTGTATGGCAGCAAGGCATCGAATGCAACTCTAGATCTAGAGTTTTTACTTGATGACACCAATACTGCAGCAGTCCTTCAAAGCTGGCACGACAGTCGTGGCGGGGCAAAAATCCTGACCTTACCTGCGACAGTGTTTGAGGGAATGAACGGGCCAGAGAATCAAATACCAAGTTACTTGAATTGGAGGTGGTCTGACATGCCAAGCGTCGAGTCTTTGGTGCCTGGTCGATCTAGAATACGTGTAACGTTGGTAGCAACTCTGGACAACTGATGGGAGTTTTAACAGGAAGCGATGGTCAGCTGAAATTCAACGGCAGTGCTGTTGGTAAGTGCCGAGAGTGGAGTCTTGATGTTTCAAAAGACGCATTAGAGGATACATCGATTGGCAGTTACGACAGGACATATGTCGAAGGCATGAGGGGCACGACTGGATCAGCGACTGTTTTATATGATCCCAATAACCGGACTGCGGCAGCTTTGCTTAACTCTATTTTTGACAACGACAACACAAGCGATTCCGTTGATTTTGTTCTTAATCGTCGGGAAGGTACAAGCATTAGCTGTAGCGGATTTGTAACCAGCATCAGCCCCAGCGTTTCGGTTGGTGCGGTTCAGGCTGTCTCCATTAACTTTCAGGTCAACGGAAAACCTATCGGTAACTTCTAATGGCTGTACTCGGTATTGGTGGAAAGCTGCTTTTAAAACGAGCAGCGCCAGAGCCCTTTCTTATTTCAGACTCGGCTTTGGATGCCGGGAACAACCTTTACACTGCGTCAGAACCGGGTTACTGGAATGGAGATCGTGTAACTGTTAATTGCTTACCGACAGCAACTGGTCCGTTTCCTCCGAAGGTTGACGGATACGCGAATTATTACGGGAGCAATTGGTTTTTAGGACCAAACAGATCGCACATAAGCAGTGATACAGACAAGATTTATAAAACTGCTGCAGAAGCCTACCCTGACGGCGACTTAGGGGGTGCTTCGCAATTTTACTCACGCGAAGGCGACACTTCCGGCGGCAACGTCATCCCATTTTGCTTTCCTGAAGACTACTACATACATATTGATGCCCTGGGTTACCTAAGTTTTTACTTTGACCGGTGTGCAGCCCTTGCTGGAAGCTTGACCAATCGAATCAACCTATTCCCTGTCGGTGGAACTACTGCGGTCGCACCTTACGGAACTTTGGACTACTCAAACGCAGTTTGGGGATGTCTTAGTTCGCTGGGTGAGTATAGGTTCAGCGATGCGCAAGACACTGTAACCCTGATAAGCATCTGTGCAGACGCTCCTACCTATCAGCTACCCGAGGGCAATTTAAACACTGAAACTTTTTCTTACAACAACGCAAATATTGTAACCAGAGGTGCAGGAAGGCAAGCAGCACCATTCTGGCAACAACTTTGTGACATTGCGCAATGGTCACTTGAACTAAACGCACCAAGTGTCGAAACAACATCTGTCTCGGAAAAGTTTGGCAACGCGGTTAAATCGTTAGTCACAGGTGGCGGTTCTGCTGAGTTTCTTATCGACCGAAAATGCTATACCGATGAAAAAGACAACGGGCTTGGGCTGATGCAACTTCTCATGATGACGGAAAAAGGGTGCGAAGCCACTGCACAGTTCTGGATGGTTGACCGAGTAGGCAGTTCTGGCGTTAATAATGGATCCATTCAAGGCGGCCTTTACTACGAGGCAAATATCTTAGTAACAGCAAGTGCTGTAAATCTACGGCCAGCAGAAATCGTGGCTGGCACGGTGCAGTTTGTGACCACGGAAGACATTAAACTATTGATAACATCCGAAGTCTAAAAACGTGACTGAGATCAGCCGTGCGGGCCAAGCTGGTTCTTTGGGACATATTGATACCACCCAAGCTCAGTTTCGTGGGCAGGTGGATCTAGTCGCAGATGAGCTGAGGCAGTTAGCTGGTAACGCGGATTTGCCGTCAGACCCACTGTCTGCTCCATATGTTCTTTATGTAAATGGGTATACCGGACAAGATACCTTTGTCGGTGGAGCGTACCAAGCAACCGATGTTGAAATCGAGCGGCGTATAAGTCTGCAAAAACTTGAATGCGGGTATTCCGAAGCGCGACCATTTAAAACCATTAACCGCGCTGCGATTGAAGCAGCCATTATCACCAGCCGCGACTGGTTCACTACACAACGCCAGAAAGACCGTGCCCTGGTTTCAATTGTTGTCGCGCCAGGTGAATATATTGTCCTGAACGACGAGGGCCAAGTATTTAACCCTGCGGACTTCCCAGCAAGAAGCAGTTCTTATGAACCAACTGATGCAGATCTAATTAGCTTTAACGATCCATCGGGCGGAGTAGTGCTGCCCAGAGGTTGCAGCGTCGTCAGCCTGGATCTACGCAAAACATTATTACGCCCCAATGCTGTACCGGCACCTGCTGACGAAGCAGCGGATTACAGCAACCGAAGATCAATTTTCAAAGTCAGTGGAACGGGTTACTACTACGGTTTTACGTTCAAAGACAAACTAAACGCCACCCAAAGTCACCATCTGCTGCATTGTTTTGAATTTTGCAGCCAAGCCGAACTTGATTTGTTCTATCAAAAAATTCTGGCAAGTTTTGCAGCTGCTGATCTATCTGCAGGCAATACAGTTTCAAGCGAAACAGAATATCAAATTGTCGGACCGTTACCTAGCACCCCTACGTCAGCCACAGACACCGTGGGTTCTGCAAGCCCATATATCTACAACACGAGTGTCCGCTCAGTGTGGGGGATGGGCGGTGTTTTCGCGAATGGTGCCAAGCCCGAAGGCTTCCGCAGCATGGTGATTGCCCAGTTCACATCGGTGTCTCTTCAGCAAGACATGAGTGCTTGGCAGCTTTATACGGGTGGAGTATGGGGAGCCGTTGCTGATTACACGACATATATCAACGCCAGTCCAGACAACATCAGGATGAACCCCGACCGCAGATCGTTTCATATTCGTGCAATCAACAATGCAGTAATACAAGAGGTAAGCGTCTTTGCGATTGGGCAAGGTGTTCACCATTGGACTCAATCAGGCGGTGAGCTAACTATTACTAATAGCAATAGTAATTTTGGTGGTTGTGCAGCTTTATCCGAGGATTATAGAACATATGCGTTTAATAATGACCAGGACTGGACGACAAGCCGTTTACGTGTTGCCAGCAATCTTGCAGAAAAAAAGGGAAACGTAGTAAAAATTTATGTTGGTGATGTTGCTGACGGTCAAACCGATGCTGCGATTCAAAGCCAAAATTGGTTCAACTTGGATGAGTCTTTAGAAGAAAGTGTTGTAACACCTGGCGAACCCAATATTTTACGTGAACGGGATTACACGTTTCGCCAAGGGTCTTGGCTATGGATTGAGAATCCTATAGGCGCTGATTACAGAGTACAGCTGCCTGCTAGCACTTGGGACGTAACTGATCCTGACAAGTTAAATTTCTTGGGGACCGTTGAAAACGAAGACGGCATTCAGCCTGGTCAAGCTATTTTGGCACCTTCAGGAGTACCAACAGGCCAATACTATCCATCACTTGCAGGCCGCAGGGTCTACATCCGTCGTTTGCGGGATAGCCGTTCTAGCGAGGCAAAACGCTTCAGTTTAATTTTAAACAACACGAATAATCAGTGCCGTTTACCTGTTCGGGATTATGTAGTACAAACGCCAACCTCAGGAATCCCAAACACCAAAATACTTACAGTTTTGCAAGTCGGTGGCGAACCAGCCAGTGGCGCTGGCGTGAAAAGAACCGCAAGCGTTGTGTTGCGGCGGCAAAACCCTAACGCTCCATGGACCGCTGGACAGTATTACCGTCCTGGCGACAATGCTACGGCAAACGGAAAGCACTATATGTGCGTTAAGGAAACAACTGATACCTCATTCCTAGATAGCGAATGGCAAGAAGCATTCGTCCACATGGAACAGGCTTATAACAACGAAGACTTCTTGCCTAATGCACAACCAGAAATTACTTTTGACAACGACATTGATGGCAGCGGGACATCCGTAACTTGTGGCTACAACTTATCGACTGTATGGAGCACTGACCCGTTAATCATTAACCAATACCGCACAGCTACTGATTACTTAGGGGTACATTCGTTTCTTGTGAGCATAGGTTTTAGTGTCAGCGATGCACACACAATTCTGCTGCCAAGAGCACTTGACGACCGCGACCGTAACCCTGGAACGCAGTTAGATGGCATTGCGCCACCAAGCGGAGCTGCTACTTCGTGGGCAAATTGGCCACTAGAGTTCCGTCGCCCCAGCATTATTAGATTGTTTGGCCATGCTTGGGAATGGGCCGGTTACTTAAATTATACAAAAGCAATGCCACAGTACCAGCAAGAGCTGGGCAACATCAACCGCTTTACTTATTACTTCACGCATCAAAACGGCGGACGAGTTTACGCATCTGGTTTTAATCAAGAGGGCTTCTTAGTCAATAACCGAGGGTTAGAAGATTTAGCAACCGGATCAGTCTTGAGTGTTGATCAGCTTGGAAGCGATGATTACACAATCGACTTCCCGACCTACTACGAAAATCTTGCCGTTGATAACTTATCTGTAAATTCTCGAGTAAACTTAACAAGTTCTGAAATCATTGGCAGGCCAACGTGGCAAGAAAGCGGTTCTAAACCTTACCTAGACTCTGTAAACAAAATCAGCATGGGTCCATTTGGTGGACCATTGCCTGAATTGCCGCTGTCCACCCAAACGCAAGAGGGCGTGATTCGTCTCGCTACAGCATCAGAAGCTCAAGCTTTTGTGCGTAATGACCTAGCAATCAGCCCCGCCACGTTGATTGAAGCGTTGGGGGATGCAGTTAAATCTGTAGTCAACTGCCGGATCAGTCTTAGCCCCACCAGCGCAGTCCTGGATAGCAATCAAAGCGGTAGCACAGTTTACCTGCACCCATACAACGGAAATGAACTTGCGTTGTACGACAACATCACCGGGCGGTGGCGCGTCCGACGCTTTAGCAGCGTACTTTCGTTTAGCTTGGCGACGGCAAGTGTAGCCAATACAAATTACGACGTTTATCTCTACGACACAAATCCAACTGATTCCCTCAACGGAACATTTGCGTTGGAGTATGCGGCATGGTCCGGTGACCAAACACCGCCCGCAAGAAGCAATCAAGATGGAATCCTGGTTAAAAATGGCGAGGCAACCAAACGACTGATCGGCGTGATACGCACTACATCAGCAGGCAACAGCATTGTTGATTTAGGGGGAGTAATTGCAGGCGCAAATTCAGCTAATTACCCAAGGGTGTATATCGCAAACCTTTATAACCTCTACGACGTAAGTAGCCGTTACTTCTTTGGCAACTCTTGGGGTGTTGAGAGTGCCGGCTGGAGTGCAGTACCAGCCAGTGTTTATCCAACAACCCCTCGCTGTTCATTTGTGCAAGCTAACGAAACACTGGTAACGGCTTTCTTGGACATCTATTCAAATTATGTGGGAGGGAATTTCCCAACTGCTTATTCAGTTTGCTATGTAGCACCAGGCATTGACTCAGTTTCATCACCACCAGTTGATGCTTTTTACGGTGAAACGGTAGGCGGGAATGATACCGCTGGTTCGCAATGGGCAAGGACTTTAAGTTCAGGTTTGCACGATATTTACTATTTATACAAAATGGTGCTTAGTGGTGTAGCTGCTAACGACGTCAACGAGCACGCTGCCCACGGACTGATAGTTACGACTAAAGCCTGATTACAATAGAGACTTAGTAAGGGGCATCGCTATGAAAGTTGTTTCAGCAGAATCTGATCAAATGGGCCTTATCCGCGTACAGTTTGATGATGGCACTAGATGGGCAACCTATCCAGATTCACCAAATGAAGCTCACAATTACTTGCACGACTTGCTGGAAGAGTTTATTGCTGCTGGCGGAACAGTTACCGAAGCTTGACTATAATAAGGGCACGGCGAATGTCCGTGTCCTTTCGACTGAATAGTCATGGCAGTACAACTAATCCTAAAAAATAGCTCTGTCGAAGACAGACGCCCGACTCCCGCACAGCTGACAACTGGCGAACTAGCACTTAACTATAACGAAGAAGGCGCATTTCTTTCCTGTAAGGATTCAGCGGGCAACATTCAGCAGGTTGGCGGGGTAAAAGTCGATGAAACGGCTCCATCAACGCCGGTAAAACAAACAGTTTGGTTGAAGCCAAGCACCGGGACTCTAAGTATTTACAGCGGTAGCAGCTGGGTAATTGTTGGGGAAGTAACCAGCGTCAATGGTCAGACTGGTGCGGTCGTACTGACATCTGCGGACTTCGGCCTTGCCAATGTCAATAACACGTCGGATCTAAACAAGCCTATTTCAACAGCTACACAGAGTGCGTTGAGTGCGAAAGCCGACCTGGTGGGCGGGACAGTCCCCACCTCTCAACTCCCTTCGGCGGAGCTGCGGGAGAATGCTGGAACGGGTAGTGCTTCTGCACCTTCGTTTAGTTTTAGTGGCGACAATAATACGGGTATTTATCGGCCTGCGGCAGATCAGGTTGCGCTAACGGCTGGTGGTACGCAGGCATTATTGGCTGAGAGTACAGGCATCACGATTCCAGGGAACCTAACGGTTTCAGGTACTACGACAACTGTTGATACTGTCAATTTGACAGTTAAGGATAAAAATATTGAACTTGGCGTTG